TGCGGAAATATTTCCTATCACATATTCGTCTTATTCAAAACAATCCTTTTGTATTTGAAGCTATGCCTGGTATTGTGGCACAATCTAAAGAATGGCAAGAGTTGCATGATTATTTGACGAAGTTTGGTAAGAAACGGTTGATAGGTGGAGATTACAGATTCTTCGATAAGCGCATGTGTGCCATTTTTGTTTTGGCTGCATTTAGCATACTTATTCGTTTGGGTGAATTAGCTGGCTGGCCTGCAGAGGACTTGATGGTGCTTCGCTGTATTTCGTATGATGTGGCATACCATGAGGTCGATTTCAATGGCGATTTTTTGGAATTTCAAGGTAATCCTTCAGGACACCCATTGACTGTTATTATCAATTGTCTTGTTAACAGCTTGTATATGAGATATGCGTATCACTACGTTAGTAAAAAGTCTGTTAGCACCTTTCGATCTAATGTAAATTTGGGAACTTATGGTGATGATAATCTTATGGGTGTTTCACCTGAGTGCCCCGATTTCAATCATACACGTATATCTGTTGCTTTGAAACTTATTGGTGTTGAGTACACTATGGCTGATAAAGAAGCCGAGAGTGTTCCATACATTGGTATTGAAGAAGCAACTTTTCTTAAGCGATCCTTTAGATACGATGAGCACATTGGTGCTGTCGTTGGTCCTTTGGAGTTGTCATCGTTTGATAAGATGTTAACTACTTGTGTTAGAAGTCCTTCTCTTTGCCCTGAAGCGCATTCAATTTGTGTTATTGAAACAGCACAGCGAGAGTACTTTTTCCATGGGAAGGATGTATTTGATGAGAAGCAAGCCATGTTTAAAAACTTGGTTAGCGAGGCTGGTTTAGAACAGTGGGTTCGGGATTCTACATTTCCAGCCTATTGTGATCTTGTTCGGGAGTTTTGGTTACGATTCGGCGATGAGCAATCTGCTGTTGCCGCAGTAGCCCGACTCTAATTGTATTTCTTTGGGAGACAACCCGCTTCTAAACCGTGGAAGGAAACCAATCGTATAAAAAATAACCCTTTAACTTAGTTTGACAGGCTTTGTTATCGTATATTCTTGTTTGCTTAAAAATTAGAGGTAGCCAATCCTGTGGAAGATTGGCATGTCGCCCTTTAAAACCAAATTTAAAGGCTGTTTCACACTCAGGTTGTGTGAGTGACGTGAGGGGCTCAACCCCTCCAACAAACTCTAGTTCTGGTTTGCCTTCTGGGCAACCAAGTACACCATCCACCCCCAGTTTACCACCTGGTCAACCGGGTACTCCAACTCCTTCCGGCTATCCTTATTCACCATCGGGAATTCCAATTAGCCCATATCAACCACTTACTCCAACTATGGGAGGTTATGCTCTTCAATCAGAAATGTTGGCTGATGATTCGCCCGATATGGCGCTTGAAACTCAAGTTATTACCACTTTTGCAGATAGTGTTGTGACTTCTGGTATTGGGGGCACATCCGGGAATCACGCATTTGGTGGAGCAGATGGAAATGTATCTACAGATATAGCTGCATTTTTCCAAAGACCTGTGCAAATAGGTACTGCTACATGGACTTATGCCAGAAATACTGGAGACACTATATCGATAGTGGATAATGCAGCAACACCCGTTACTTACACTGAAGATTTCCCGTGCTGGCAATTATGGGCTGAAAATCCAGCAGTTAAGAGAAAACTTGCAAATTTTGCTTGGTTTCGTGGTGATTTGAAATTAAAGTTTCAAGTATTGGCTTCACCATTCTATTATGGACACGCTCGTGTTACATATAGACCTATGTGGAAATTTAATCCTCCTTCCATAGCCATTCCAACATCTGGTACGCAGCACCTCATACCTTTTTCACATCGACCTCACGTGGACATTTTACCAGGTGTTGCCACATCTTTTGAAATGACTATGCCCTTTATTTGGAACAGAAATTGGGTGTCTTTGGCATCTACTGCTAATGTTCAAATGAGGGACTTGGGTGCTATTAGGTTGATGACGTATGCACCTTTGGATTCTGCTAATGGAGTAACTAATGAGAGTCTCAATATTGTGATTTATGCATGGGTTGAGAATATCCAACTTTCTGGTGCAAGCTGCTATGTTCCACAATCTGATGAGTATGGTGATGGAATTGTTTCCAAACCAGCCTCTGCTGTTGCTAAAGTAGCTAAAATGCTTAATGATGTACCTATCATAGGTCCATTTGCTAGAGCCACAGAGATTGGGGCAGGTGCTATTTCTGCTATAGCTAGATTATTTGGGTTCACTAATGTTCCTGTTGTAGCTAACACTATGCCTGTTAGAAATGAGCAATTTCCTAAATTAGCTTCACCCGACATTTCTTATCCTATTGAGAAACTTACTGTGGATGCCAAAAATGAACTTTCTGTGGATCCACGAATTGTAGGTTTACCTACAGGTGAAGATGAGATGTCCATTCGCCATTTATGCGGAAGAGAATCTTGGTTGTGTCAAACTAATTGGAGCACCACTTCTAATATAAACACATTGTTGTTTCAGAGTAGAGTTAATACATTTATGTTTGACGCTGCACTATTCAACACCGGTTG